TAGGCCCTCGGACATGAAATAGGCCCTCAGAGGTGTCTGAGGGCCTTAAAGTGTCTGTAAAGGCGTTTAAATGGTCTGGGAGGGGTGTCTGAGAGGGGTCTCTAACTCAAATTTCTCAAAATATTCTCTAAAATCTTCTACCCCTCTCACTCCTACAATTCTTTAAATTTACCCCCGGTAATTCTGCCGAAGTTCTGGTTTAAAGTTTGCATAATCTATATTTGTTGCATTATTTTTAATTTGTGATCCTTGAGGTTTTATTGGAGCAGGAGGAATCTTTGGTCCAGAATCACCAAATTTCTTAATTTTTGGTTTTTGGTGTGTCACTCTTACCAGTCCGGTTGGCTTTCCTTCGTCATCTACCTCTGACTGGCTCATGGTTCTGTCTGGTGTTGGCCTTGACAAATCTTTTAGTCTACCGGGTCTTCCAGATCCATCATAAGGTAGTCGCTCTAAGTCTAGTTCTGAAGGTGTATAAATTTTACTACCGGGTGATATGGGCTTCAAATTACTAGGAATTGTTCCGCTGCTTGGCATTTCGGAAACTCTATCCAAAAAATCTATCTTTTCTCTTGGAGCAGTCGTAGTCTTCAAAATTTTGTTTTCGGGTCTTATTGGCCCTCTTTGTCCAAATTCTGGCGTGATGTTGATTTCATCTCTGTCTGGTTCTGGCATGACATTAAGTTCATCATTGGACCGCTTTGGTATGGGCCTTAATAAATCAGGATCTATCGACATGGGAACTTTTCCAATTAGTGGCTTTCTTTCCGGGAACATTGGGATTCCGGGTCTTGCTGGCTTTCTTCCCAATCTCATGTTAGGATCAGGAATAATTTTCCCTTTTCCAGTTGCGGGATCGATTACAAATCGACCCTCTTTTAATTGAGCCTCAAGAAAATTTACTTTTTCTTGAAGTTGCTCGGATAAATTCTTGTAGTAGTTTGCTAGGTAGTGCATAAAATTATTTAGTCCTTAAATTTTATTATTAATTTCTTGTTCCAGACTCTGATATTCTCTGCATTTGGATATAACATCCATGCTAGGTCTAGTATCTCCTGCTCTGATACTTTGTTTCTTGGTTGCTTGGTAGAGTTTCCTACTGGTAGATTGCCTTGCATTCCGTTGTTGAAGTTGTATTCAGGCGCATTGGTGAAGTAGGGAATCTCCATGAGAATATCGTCTATGGGGACTATGAAAGTTTGACCTAGGCTTGGTCTTGGGGCGAAGAATAGTATTGCTGCGAAGATGTAGGGGAGAAATTTTGTCATTTATTTTACTTTATAAAATTTCCATGTTTGTTGCTTTTGTTCCTAATCTTTTTGCTACTGCTTGATATATTCTATGTTTTTTCTTATTCCGTGTTTCGTATTTAATAGTTGGTGGGTTTCCTAAATTTTTCTTTACAGTATCAACAAAATGTTTTAAATGACCAAAAACTCTTTCTGTTACATCGGCAGGAAATTCTTTTTCTTCTTTTGTTACATTTGTTCCCCCCACCGTAAAGGAAGTTTCCCAATCCCCCTCTTTAGTTTTAAGCATCCAAGTTCTTATTGCACGATTTTTAAGCAAGTTTCCTTCTTCATCTTTTGGAATATACGAATACACAAATTTATTTTTATCAGTTAAGGTGTCATCTTCATTTTGATCCTTTAATAGATCGGGATGATCCTCTGATTCTGTTTTATTATTATTGAAGATTTCCGAAAGATAAGTTTTAAATCTTTTCATTCTTTTGTTCCGTGTATGATTCCATGCTGAATTTTGGCATTTGGAAATATTTTCTGTACTTCAGGAAGGTGGGCTGCTGTGGGCATGTTGTTCTGCCATGAGTCTGCCTTTGTTTTCTTGCCCACTCCTGTCTTGTCTCCCTCGTATATTGAAATGAATACTCTTCCACCGGGCTTCAGGGCTTTGTGAGCCGTTCTGAGGGCATTCTCTCGGTACTCAGGTTCTTTTATGACATTCAGAACATTGAATAGAGAAGCCGTGTCTGCCTTGCCTTCGCCTGCTCGTTCCATGACTTCCTGATTGTGTTCTGGGGTTCGGTTGTAAGGGTCATAGACATGGGCTTCGACTCCTAAATTTCCCAAAAATTCTTTGGCATTATCAAACTTTCCACCGCCGATGTCGATGTGGGTAGTACCCTTCTGCCAACCAATTTTCTTGTGAATGGTTGAATATGCTTCTGGGAGTTTTGTCTTGTTGATGCTGGTTGCTGCAGAGGTGAACTCTTGTGCATCTTCAACCAAAAAACTTTTAAAACTTTTCATTTCCTTACCTCATCAGTGTTTGGTTGTTCGGTTTGTTTTCTTCTTATTGATAAAATTATGTCTTTGGAATTCATGTCTGGTTGTCCTTGCCACATTCCGGGGTGGGATTGTGTCATTGTCTTGCCTACCAGAATTTTTCCATTCATTCTTGGGTGGGCTCTGAAATCTAGTCCAAGTGACTCTGAATTGTCAGCAAGGTGTTCCCAAGTCTTCTTTGAACCTGGCGTCTGTGTCTCATCTGAAAATAATGTATGACCTGTTTTATTCACAAAATTTGCCAACATTGAGGCGTAAAGTTTTCTTCCTCTGTGTTCTGGATGAATTGCTGCCATGTCCATTCCTATGGCATGAGTTTTATCGGTTTTTCCTATTGTGTTTCCTCTTCCGACTCCTATTACAGTTTTTTTGTCATCTACCGTAAACATATGATGGGTGGTGGTTGGCCCGCTGAAAGGATCTCTGCTCGTTTGTTGGTGGTGATAAAATGTATATTTTTTGCCATCAACTTCATGCGTTCCAATTTTCTTGGGTTTCATTCTCCTGAATACACCACCCTCTGTTGTAACAAGTTGATCAATTGGTTTTGTGAGAAATGACCTTCTGTAATCTGGATTTTGGTCTTCTGGTTCTGAAAAATCCATCACCATTGGAAATTCAACCAAAAAACTTTTAAAACTTTTCACTTTCTTACCTCGTTCGCGTTTTCTTCTTGGGCCACGGACTCGTCAGTTTCTTCGTCTGCAGGCTCTGTGTCTTCCGGGCTCTTGAATCCCATTGGCTTGTCTAGGTAGACATCATAATTTTCTAGAAATTCTTTAAATTTTTTCACTTTTCTTCCTTTGAGTGGTCTGGAACAACTACTTCAGTTTGCCCTTCAGGAATCTTTACTGCAAAATCCCCTGCCTTGGCAAGCATTTTCTTTCCACCCTTGATTCTCAAACCAGCAATCAAACCTTCACCGGGTTGGGCATCGTTGTAAACATGGTCTAGATGTCTGTGGTCGTGAATGTCTGCGTCAATGACACGGAATTTCTTTCCGGTCTTTGCATCGGTTACATGGGTGGGTAAGGCTCCTCCAGCCTTCTTGCCTCGTCCACCGGGAACGGCAAATACCATGGCAACGACTCCACCGTTACTCAAATGTTGTCTTGCGTCTGACCAATTGGAACCTTTGTGGATTCCAGTCGATGAAAGTGTCAGATGATAATTTTTGGGAAGTTGCTTTGGAGTTCCGTTTGGGTTCAATACTCTACGAGCAATTTTTGTATAATCATAAAATTGAACATTTGGATGTTCATGGAAAACTTCAGGATGTAGATGTTCATAAGGAATATCTGATACCACATTCAATCTCACGGCAGCACGCTTTCCTTGCTTTGCAGCAGATCTTTCGTGGGCTTGAATTTCGTCATGCAACATTCCCATGAAATGGCCGGGATTGTCAAGCATGAAGTCTGTTTTCTTCAATCTTCCTGTTTGTACGGAACTCATGGCTCCACGACCAGCCTTGTTCAAGCAAGCAGCACGACATTCATCGGTTGCACATGAGCAGGTGTTGATTCTTCCTGACTCATCTGAAGGAGAAAGAGAAAGCCCTTTTGTCAAGAATTCAGGAACACTTTCCGCTTCTTTTGCAAGTTTTGGGTTGCTTCCTTCTTGGCCTAATAATTTTCCACGCTTTTTTTTGCCTTCTTTGGCAAGTTGAGCTCTGGTTGTGGGATCTTTTGCTTGGTCAAATCCAGATTTTACAGTTCCCCAATTAACGCTTGTTGGGGCTTGAGTTAGTGAAATATTTTCTTCAGAAAGAAAAGAAATATATCTTTCAAAATTTATTACTGTATTGTCAAAAGATTCTTCAAGAAATTGCTTAAATTTGATCATGGTATTTTCCCGTAAAGATATTTAGTTGACTGTAACCGACCTGCTGCTATAATATGCCCATGCGATATCTCTCTGTATGCTCAGGCATTGAAGCCGCAACGGTTGCTTGGCATCCATTCGGGTGGGTTCCTGTTGGGTTCAGCGAGATTGAATCTTTTACTTCCGCTGTATTAGCCCACCACTACCCGACTGTTCCAAACTTTGGAGACATGAAAAATTATGAAAAATGGGAAATCAAAGAACAAGTTGACCTCCTCGTCGGGGGCACGCCGTGCCAGTCCTTCTCTTTGGCAGGATTCAGAGGAGGACTCTCTGACCCCCGTGGTGGACTCATGCTCACCTATCTTGAGATCGCTAGGCGTTATCGCCCCAAGTGGATCGTCTGGGAAAATGTCTCCGGTGTCCTGTCAAGCAACGGAGGAAGGGATTTTGGTACCTTCCTCGGGGCGTTGGGAGACTTGGGGTATGGGTGGGCCTACCGGGTCTTGGACGCTCAGTGGGTCAGAACACACGGGCATCCCTTTGCCGTCCCGCAACGACGGCGACGTGTCTTCGTTGTCGGATGTCTTGGAAACCCAACCAGTGCCGCAAAAGTTCTTTTTGAGTCCCAAAGCCTGCAAAGGCATTCTACTCCGCGCAGAAAAGCGGGGGAAGATCCTACCAAAGATATTGCTAAGTGCCTTGCAGGAAGGCGCTGCGCTAGACTCAGAGAAGACGGAGACACCTACATCCCCGTCCCATACGACCTCTTCCAAATAACTGCACCGATCAACAGGCAGAGTCGTGTGCCCGGTGATCCTTGTCATACCTTGGCAAGAGACAATGCTTCATTTGCTGCCATAGTAAATGTTGATATACCAAGTCATGAAGTTGCTCCGTGCCTTGAAACTACTTGTCACGATTATTCAAGAGCTGATGGCTTTACAATGGTTATCAAAAATACTTCTAATTTAAGTCGTGTTCGGAAATTGACTCCACGTGAATGTGAGAGACTTCAGGGATTCCCCGATGATTATACTTTAATTCCTTGGCGTGGAAAGTCTGAATGCCCTGATGGGCATCGTTATCGGGCTCTTGGAAACAGCATGGCAGTCAACTGCATGGAATGGATTGGCGAGAGAATTATTGCCAACAATGCTTGACTGACCTGCGTATATGAGTATACTATAGCAGTGAAATGAACCATCATCCCCCACAAGTTTACTGGTTTGCTTTCTTTACATTTCTTCCTGTGATAGCCATGCTTGTGGGGGATCTAATCGTCTACTTTATTGAAAAAAGGAATCGCTATGACTAAGAAGATTGCAAAGAAGAAGGTCGCCGTCAAGTCCAAGCCGCAGCCCATGATTCTCAAGGTGTTCCCTTATAAGGGAGTTATTGGTGCCGCATTTGACATTGCAATGGTTGTCCTTCTCATGTCGGGTGCTCTTATGATGGCTGTGTCGGCCATTGTGATGGCAGGAAAGATCACTATCACCGCAGGAAAGTAAAATGCTAGACTTCAATCTAATTCCGGACAAGGGCTCTGTTACCATTCATGGAGATGAGTATCAGTGGGTCAAGCAAAAGGGTGGTTTTGGAATGCTCATCACCATTTTTGATTATGGTGACTACCACACTTCCTTGGAAGCAATGGTTTACTTCCCAAACCAAATGATCGACATCGACAATCCCGATGAATGGGATGCAAGTGTTGCTGAAATCGACCATGACGGTGGCGATCATGATCGTAAAGGTTATATCGACCAGTACGAATATTTCTTCGACTGGCTTGACAAAGCTTACTCAACCGCAAACAAGTGATACACAATGAAAACTCTCACCAAAAAGCCTACTAAGTATCATTACATCCTCTATTACACCCGTGGAAATTATTTTCAGGTTTCCCGTGGACTGGAAAAGCGATATGGAAAGCTCATGCAGGGATCTGGTGTGGGTGTGGACGGGTTTGACATTCACTTTTACTGCACTCCGCTTGACTATAAGCGTATAGTTGCGTGTGCCCGTAGACGCTACGGAAAGATTGCAAAGGTGACTAGATACACAAAGAAAGAGTTTTATGGAGACTGAGAAACACCTAAAACTTGAAGATCTTGAGAAGCAGTACCCTCTGTGCTTTAAGCACAAGGGATGCTGTATGTATGGTCTTGAAATCCAGCCCGGTTGGAACAAGATTATTACTGTTCTTCTCGCAAGACTTGAAGATCATCTCACCCTGAATCCTCAGAAGTTTATTGACTGTGAGTTTCCGTTCCGCATAGATCAGATCAAGGAGAAGTTTGGAACTCTGCGATTCTATGTGAGTGGGGAAGTCGATGAAACCATGTGGGATTGGATCAACTACGCAGAGGATCAGAGCGCCAATGTCTGCGAAGTGTGTGCAAAGCGCGGAGTTGTCCATGTGTCAAAGGGTGGCTTCTGGCTGAAGACTCTCTGCTCTGAGTGTGCAAAGGATGAATACATCCCCTACAACAGAAATATGATGCCATGAAGAAGATCAAGCCTGAAGATGTTGCATACGAACTGCGTGAACTTTCCAAGAACACCAGTCTCAGTCCTGAAATTATCAATATAATTTCTCACGGCTATGCAAGGATCTGTGAGTTGGAGCGAGAGCGCGACGAGGCTAGGCGGGAAGTGTGCAACCTCATCGACGCGCAAAGCCAACTGTGGTGCAAGGATGTCGCTAAACATCGTGGCTGGGACTGCTTCAAGGAGGACGGCAAGTGAGCGACAAGCAATACGAACCAACCTACGAAGGTCAACTTGACAAGTGCCAAGACGAACGACACGCACTCCAAATGCAACTTGAGGAATACATAGAAGCTTTTAAGTTTGCCCATAAAGAGTTTCACGAAGCATTGGACGATCTTGCAAAGATGAAAGCCGAGCGCGACGAGGCTAGGTTCGCTGCCGCATATCAGTACGCCAAGCACCACAATGGAGATGTGCAGACATTGATGGATAACTTCTGTGAACTGAAAGGCTGGCAAAAGTTTCAATTTTTTGTCGGTGATGATGACCATGCGAAGGAAGGACTGTAAGTGAGCAAGACAAAAACCAATAAGACCAAGCGGAGCACAAAGATGGACCGTCTGCGCATGGAGGCAGAGAAGAATCGTCCAGTGGGCGTGAGGGTTGTGTCGGAAGGACGGTGCGAGGTGGAGATCACCACGCTTTACAACTCCACGATGCACAAGCGAATGGGTGGTGTTCGTGCAGACTATTTCGACACTTCTGAACCCGCCTCACCGACTGTCTACATGGACAATCCGCACAACTTGCGAGTCCTTGCACAGGCTCTGCTTGCAGTAGCGGATTGGATGGAAGAGGGCAAGTGACCGAGGACATCATCGAAACTCTGCGAAGGATTCAATGCAGCGATGCTGCATGTGGAAATCTTCGAATCGCAATGGGAATAAAACTTGCGATCTATGAAATCGAACAACTCAGAAACCAGCGAGACGAGGCTTGGCTAAAGATTGGTCGCATACGCAACGAGATCGATTGTCGTATTGAACACGGAGCAGACAGCAACGGACATCTTGAAGCGATCCGGAACATGATTGATATGGAAAATGACAAATGAGAACAATAATCGCAGGCTCCCGCGACATTGATGACATGAAACTTTTGGAATCTGCCATTGCAGATTCCAAGATGGATATCACCATCGTTGTCTGTGGTGAAGCCCGTGGTGTTGATTGGCTTGGCAAGGAATGGGCAATTAGTCGGAACATTCCGGTGCATAGTTTCCCCGCCAACTGGTCCCTGCATGGCAAGAGCGCAGGATTCATTCGAAATACAGAGATGGCAGAGAACGCTGATGCTCTCATAGCCGTATGGGATGGTGAATCCCGTGGCACAAAGATGATGATTGACATTGCAAAGAAAAAAGGTCTTAAGGTGTTTGTGAAGAATATTTTGAAAGAAGAAGCAGATTCAAATAATGAATTATTTCGTAAAGGAAAACTTTAATGGAAAATAACGAAAGACCTACTTTGATTGATAAATTAGAAAATCAATTGAAGAATAACAAAAGAGGGCATAGAACTGATCCCAAACTACTCAGCGAAGCAATCGATGAAATCAAGAAACTTAGTGAACAACTTAACGCTATTCGTCCCATTGCCAATCTTGATACAGCAGAAATGGTTAGAGAATCCTTGCAAAAGGGAAGAGTTGTGACAGAATATGGTAGTGTCATGTATGGGCATGGCGCAGATACAATTGAAAAATTGATGAAAGAAATAAAGTGGCGGCGAAAGGAAATGAACGATGTGCAATGATGAAGAATTTTACACTGCTCCTGAACCAAAATACAAGAGACAAATGAAATGTCTTGATGAGGTTGAATATTACAATCTCATGGGAGAAATTCATAAAGTTAGAAACACACCTTATGTTTGGTGGGTTCGTGAAAAGATGTTCAGCAACTACATTGAAATCAATTTTGCTGTGACTGTTGAAGCATGTGAAGATTTGACTGCTGTGGATGGTTGGCAAGTAATAGCAGATAAAATTATCGAAGACATCAAACTCGCTTACAAGAATAGAAAATAGATTATATAATATTGTAAACACATGAATCTTGATTTTCTTGACAATTACTGGAAACAGGAAAGAGTATTTTGCAACAAGCATTTTGATGCTCTTGACTCTGAATTGATGGCACGAATCAATTCTCCGGGCATTCCTCAAGACAATATTAAGACAATGTACAAAGGTCAGAAGAAATGGGACATTCATTTCCCTGCCAAGAAGGTTGCAATTGAATACAAGACAATAGCAACGGAGCAACAGACTCAGTTTGTCCTGAAACAGCAACCCAAGAGCCCATACAAAAATTTAAAGAGAAACATAGGCAACCGAATCGAAGAAGCCATGGGTTCCGCCACTGATGTAAAGCACTTTGATCCTGACTACAAGTTAGGATATATCATGGTCTTTACTCTGCAAAGAAGTCACAATTTATTGCTTCCAAAAAAATTGATAGACGATGTAACTTTAAAATTTGACAAGATGATAAAGAATGGATTGTATGACTTCTTCTGTCCCATGATAACTTTTGGGATGGGAGATCATCTTCAACTTTCCACCAAATATACATTTGACAAATTTATCAACGATATAAATTTGATTCCGTCAAACAATAAAAAGTCATTAGATGACTTTTTTATTTGACATTCTGATTACACACAATATACTATGGCTATGAAACAGATTTTAAACAAACTTATGGTTCCAATGATGATTCTTATTGCAATCAACTTGGTAGGTTTCTTGTTCCACAAGAACTATGAAGGTGCAGTTGTTGGAAGTGTTGTTGGGATGATCTTGGCTTTCCTTGCCCTTGAGATCAAGGCTAAATACGAGTGAACTTTAGGTCCCATAGATTAAATGGCTAAATCGTCAGACTTTCAATCTGAAGAGTCGTGGGTTCAATTCCCCGTGGGATCATTTAAAATATGCTCTACATATTTGTAGATGCATTATAAGACAGTTTTTATTTCTGATCTACATCTTGCTTCTAAAAAAGCAAAAGCAAAAACAATTCTTTCTTTCTTAAAAGAAAATGAATTTGACGAAATATTTTTGGTAGGCGACATCATAGATATATGGAGATTTCGTCAAGCATTTTCAATGAATTTTGAAAAACAAAATTTGCATGTGGAAATAATTGAATGTTTTTTAAAATTGTCCCGCAAAGGAACAAAAATTCATTACGTATATGGAAACCATGATGAATTTTTATCAAAGTTCATTGACCATGAACTTTTTGGCAATATATTCCTACATGAAAGAATTGATTACGTTTCTTCAAATGGCAAAAAGTATTTGGTAATGCATGGTCATCAATTTGATTTATTGACAAAATACCCAATAAGTTCATACCTATACAAATTAGGTGATTGGGCTTATGAATGGTTGCTTTCAATAAATGAAGTATTTAACTGGTTTAGAAAAATTTTGGGAATGAAATATTGGTCAATCTCAAAATACATAAAAATAAAAGTAAAGAAAGCAGCTCAGTTCATAGAGAGTTTTGAAGAAGTTATTTGCAAGTATGCAAAGGACAGAGGCTATGATGGTGTTATCTGTGGTCATATACATGATCCAAAAATAACAACTAAAAATGAAACTCTTTACATAAATTGTGGTTGCTGGACAGAGAAAGAAAATTGTTCTTTCGTTTATGAAGATGAAAATGGAGAATTAAAACTTGGAAGAAAAGAAAAGATTTGACCATTGGTATGATCCAATCATACTGTTTTTTTATTTGAGCATATTTGCTTCCATAGTAATTTACTCAGTAATAGTTGGAACCATATACAGTTTTTTTGTAAAAGAGGAAAAAACTGGTTGTAAAAATTGACATTAAATTGATAGGAGGTATAATATGCGTATGGAAAATAAAACTTTTTATGGAATGCCCATTGAGCGTTACAAGTGTCTCATGGAAGGAACAGGTCCATGCATTCGTCTTTCTGAAGAAGAAATGAAGGAAGGTTGGCATTTCTGTACTGAATGGGATGATCTTCTTATTCATCCTGATTCTGATGAATTTAATTTTTGCTCATGTTCTCACATGAAAAAGTTTAAAACTCCTGAACGAAAGCAAGCGTATGAAGAGAGGTGGAACAAACCAAATGAAGCCCTTGACAGACTTTCTGCTTTAGATGAAGAATTGGGGTTACACTAATGACATTACCACATGAAGAATACCAAAGTTTAGTAGCCACAAAGAATTTTCTTTACGATCTCTTGAATGCCGCACACACACCTAAAGTTCCCTCTGAAATAAGGGAACGGGCAGCAAGAGTATTGAAACATTTTCCAATGCAACACAGACTGAATGAAATTTACAAAGATCATGTACAACCCAATAAATCAATTCTCACCGAGTATGAAAATGGTGGGGGATGGGGAAAGGGAAAAGATGAATAACGAGAAAAAATATTTTACCTATTACGATGCTCTATTTGCATCCGCAATTTTATGTGTTACATTCTTTATGCAGTTGGTAGTATTTGAAAGATTAGAAGATAGGGTCAAGGAACTTGAAAAAAAAGTATTATTCGATGAGTAAGCCATTCGGATATTCCTATTATTTGGATATGTACAATTGTCGTGTTGGAGCTGCTGACGACCTAGAACTTCACTATCGCTTTCTTGAGCGGGTGGTTGATAAGATCGGCATGACTCGCATGAGTCAACCCATCGTCATTCATGGCCCAACCAAAGATGGCAAAGAACTTTATCCTGATAAACTTGGTGTAAGTGCTTGGGTTCCTTTGATTGAAAGTGGGATTCAAATCCATTCAATTGAACCAAGCCATTTCATTACTCTTGATGTATACTCCTGCAATAAATTTGATAAAATGATTGTTCTTGATTATGCAAGAGAATGCTTTGGCTTTGATCGCCATGAAGAACATTTCTTTGTTCGTGGTATGGGGTATGGGGATATTGGCTAATCATGGAAACTCGCAATCTCATCGACCACTATAAATATTGGACCGATGAAGCTATACTCACTAATCTTGACAGCAAGCGTCATAACTATTCAGTTGTGTGTTGCAATATTGGTAACGATTTTAATATTGCAACCATTATACGCAATAGCAATGCGTTTCTCGCGCAAGAGGTCGTAATCTATGGGAATAAGAAATACGATAGGCGAGGGACTGTCGGTACTCATCACTACACCCACCTACGCCATGTCAAAAGCATTGAAGATCTCGGCTCCTACATTGAAGAAACTGTTTCCAAGCATGAAAACAAAGTTAAACTATTGGGAATTGACAATGTACGTGAAGCAAAAGACGTAAATGCATTTGACTTTGATCCAAATGTGCATTATATTATGATCTTTGGTCAGGAACAAATTGGAGTTCCTGCAAATGTTCTAGATATGTGTGATGATCTTCTTTACATTCCCCAGTATGGTTCTGTAAGAAGCATCAATGTTGGTACTGCCTCTGGCATCATAATGAACAATTATTGTGCCAAGGTTCACTCCTTCGTGGTGTAACGGTAACACGGGAGACTTTGGATCTCTCTTTCTAGGTTCGAATCCTAGCGAAGGAATTTATGACAGATAAAAAAATAAAACCAGTCGGCAAATGGATTCTCGCAAAGTCTTTGATTGGTGGTCAAAAAACCACTGCTGCAGGAATCATATACAACGAGAAGTCATCCTCAAAGATCATTCCTGCAAAGGTAGAGGCAATCGGTAATAAACTGACCGAAGATATTCAGGTTGGTGATGTAATCTGGTGGGATGTCAGCAAGATCAAAGATGGTTACGCTGGTAACCATGTAGTTCATCAGGATTGGGTTTCATTCGTGGAGAGATAATATGGCAAAGAAGAAAATTAAAAAGATGGTCACAAAAACAATTCCTTGGAAGATCACTCCATTCTTCATTGACATGGATGAGAAGCAATTTCAAGAGAGAATCAGCATCATGCCTGTCAAGATTCTTCTGAACGAGTATGCAAATGCTTGCGAAGAGATTGGCAAGATCATTGCCAAGTTTCCAGACAAATACTACGACAGAGAAGATTACCTTGACATCTCAGCCCGTGCATATGATATCAAGATGCAGGTCATGAAGAGATTCCATGATCTTGAAGATCATGTTGAAGTCATGGATTATTATCGTCACACAGATTGCTAAAAGAAACAACCCCGCACTTCACGGGGTTGTCGGCCTAAGAATACTCTTCCTAGGGTATTAGTCTTTCTTTTTCTTCTTGGACAACTTGCGAAGGGTGAGTGCAAGTCTGGCTCTCTTGCCAGTCTTGCCACTCTTTTGTGCAGCCTTCTCAAGCTTGGATACTGGAATGTTCTTTCCTTCCTTGGCCTTGAGAGTCTTGCGGAGTGACCCTTCCTTCTCAATGGCTGCTTGAATCCACTTCTTCTTCTCAAGAAGAACTTCTTCATTCAAGTCAAAGTCCTCGTCTTCAAAGAGATTGTCGATGATATCGTAGGCGATTTCAAGTTCCTCTGTGAGGGCTTGAACGCTGTAGACGAGTTCGTTGAGATGCTTGATATAGGGGTCCATTGTTTGCCTTGTACTTTATTTAGTTGATTGAACTACGACCTTGAATGCGAAGTCGGGGATCTTCAAAGCCGGGTCTTGGGCCAGAGCGTTGTTCTGGAACTCTATCGGGATCTTTGCGAAGATTTGCAATGCTCTCATTATGTTCTGCGTGGTGCGGATGGGCCTTCAACATTTCTTCCATTCTAATTGCGGCTTGCTTGGTTTTCTCGGAAGGAGCAGCCTTGTGAGCCTGAAGTGCTTGAATGTATGCACCATGAAGTTCTGCATACTCCTTACTTGGATAGAAGACTTTGTTGTGTGGATCAAATGGTGGTGGTGCAGCAAGGCTCTCTGATTCCTCACCTTCATTCAACTTAGTGCGAGGGAATCCACCAAATACCAAATTTTCAGAAAGTTGAACTCGGGTTCCTTGATCTTTAAAAGAGTTTTTATTCATTGAATTATTTTCACCTAATCTATTTAAAACTTTTTCAACTAAATCTGATTTTTCAATTTTTTTTGTTACTGAACGAAGAATTGGATTGGTGTGATTAACAATACCGCTGAGTCTTTCCAATGCCTCTTCAATCTTCTTTTTCTTAGCGTTCTTAATCGCCCTATCTCTTGAACCAAGGTATTCTTCTTCGGAAGTTTCTACTTTACCGTCTTGATCATAATCTCTATTAGCCAGTTTTTTTTCAAGAAGATCTATTCTTTGGAGTAATTGTTCGATTAGTTCTTTGTTTAAGTCGCTCATAATATTATTTATTAATTTTTAAGGCTTAGATTTTCATCTTGTGTGCTGAGAATGTAATCATTCACTTTATCCAAATATCCACGGTTTCGAAGTTCCTTGAATACCAAATTTTCAACTGAAAATTCTCCTGCTTTCTTTAGACCAGCAGATCTCATTGTACGGAACTTTTCTTTCAATTTTGTGAAAGATTCATCACTTGCTTTGGAAGAAATCATACCTTCAATTTTATGAATAAGTTCATTGACTTTCAATGAAATTTCAGGATCTTCTAAATTTATTTCTTCTTGTTTTGGTTCATTTAGCCATTCGTTCTGTGTAAGACTATAGGACCCTTGGTTGGCTGGAACTTGCTCGGAGATGTCTTGGGCATAGATCTCAACATCGTGGCTGTAGATCTTTATGTCGTGTGAATGTGCCCAAAGTTGCTTCTTGTCTTTTAGGTATTCATCCAGTATTTCTGGGCAGTCTGCAATCTTTGATTTATCTACAAGAATATGGAGGTCTATGTCAGAATAGGGAGTATAGTTGAAGTTTGCATTTCCTCCAACGACCAACACATCCTCAATGGCTTCTGCTGGAATCTTTGCAAACTTTGTCCACACATCGGCTATTTGAAGAAGCTTGTTTCTTACTTCTTCTTTTAGTTTATTGTTTTCCCAAAGATTTGGATTCAGTTGATCGTGGTATTGAAGAGTGAGTTGTGAAGTTTCTTCAAGGAATTCCTTAAGTGACTTTCTCTTCTTTTGAGAAATGTGAATAGCAGTCAATTGTTTTTCTGCTTGTTCTTTTGTGGAATGTGTACCAAGTACTTTTTTTCCTTCTGAATCCATGACTACGAATTTATTTTCTCGTTTTACGATCATAGAATTGTATATCAAAATTTATTAAAAGTCTTGATTAAAAAATTTACAGACCTAATCCTTCTGTTGTTGCGTTTGCGAAAGCAAATGCTGAAGTTCCACCTGCATTTTGAGCATTCAATCTTACATAATATAGAGTTCCTTGGCTCAATCCTGTGAAGGTATATGTAGTTGAACCAGCTGGTAGAGTTACACCAGAAGTATAAGTGATGTTGTTTGTAGATCTGGCTATATTATAATAATCTAAACCAGTTGCACCATCCCAATTAGCTCTTATTGATGAAGTTCCAAGAGCAGTTGCAGTTAGATTTTTTGGTTGTGCTGGTGGACTTACCAAAGTTTTTACTGTAATTATATTTGTAAGGGCAGATGTAAATCCTGTTCCAAAGGCAGCAACTGCAAACGAATACGTTGTTCCTTCTGTGAGTCTTTGAATGAGAACAGAGTTTTGATTTGGTACGGTTCCACGAATAATTGAAAGTGGTTGCGCAGAATTTCCAAGGGCTTGATAGATATAAAAACCACGTTCATTGTTTGAATTATCCGACCAAGTTAGGCCGACAGTAGATGTTGTAATCGTGTAATAAGAAAGACCTGATGGTGCTGTAACTCCAACTGGAGGTAATGTGGATCCAGCAGTTTGGAAAGTAATGGTTCCACCCTCAGAAACAACAGAATTTTTAGATGAAGAAACTCTATAATAGTATGTTTCTCCAGCACTTACACCAGTATGGGCATAATACTGAATTTCAGTATCAGTTATAGTTGTAAGAGTTGTGAAAGGGCCACTAGGACTTGTGGCTGAATAAGAAACAACAACAGCATCAAAATCTACACCGTCAACATAATCCCAAGTAATATCATTTTTTGTTGTTGGATTTATAGGATCAGAAAATACAAAAATATCTTTTGTACCATTTTCAACTGTTATAATTACAGGCGAATCTCCGCTAGCATTGCTTGTTAAATCCATTATGGCGGCTGGCATCAATTGATTAAACTGGCGGGCTTCAGTAATAAATGCCGATGCTTGGCTAGCATCAATTTTATGACCAAATTGATTTATAAACGCATTTTCTTGAAGATTATAAGTATACAACAAACCATTGTAACTTATGTTTTGAGGAAGGTTTCCCAAAGCCATCGAATTTTCTAATAAAAAGGATGGGCGCTTTATGGCTTGAAAACCAGACAGATATTGTTTAAGAATGCTTCGGTCCATAGGCTTTATTATTTAGGAATAGATTTAAATAGAAAATGGCAAATAAAAATTTTGAATGTATGAATAACCAGAATACCCAACGGAATTATAAGAAATTATAGCAAAATCATATGTTAAACCACTCTCCAATCCACCTAATTCTATATTTGTAATATTTGGTGCTATTTGAGATTGTTGGAGATATAAAGTTTTTCCATTAACAAAAATTTCTGGAGGTGGTATACCACCCGGTGTTGGTGGGGGCAACGGTTGGGCACTTGAGAGATTTGCAATACCTATTGTATAGCCAATTTGATCATATATGTATTTTTGTAAAGAATCAAAAAGTATTTTTCCATCAGTGGCATCTGGTGTATTTGGATACAGGGAAGGATCAATTGAATTATCAAAAATTCCACCACCACCACTTAAAAGAGATAAAAAATAAGTGTCATTTGTATTTGTATCATAAACTAATGATGGTGTTCCACTATCCCCAGGCCAAGCGCTTGATGTATTTGAAACTTCTCCAGTAACTCCTTCATAACCATAATATGGAACTGTGGTTTCTATATTTGGATTAAAATAAAAGGATAAAAAATTAATAGATTCACCATACTTTAATATACTTGCGGTTCCTCTTTTTCTAGTAGTTATTACACTTTGAGGACTAACAAGATAAATTGGTGTATCTTGAGGAATGCTAGCCAAATTTGCAAATTTATAAATCTTTACATCATTCAATTGCGTTTCTGTAAAGGCTTCGTCCAATTCAAATAAACACCAATCTTTGTATTGTGGCCAAGTATAACCAGCAGGCCAAGTATATCCAGCAGGACTTCCGGCTGGTTGAAAATCAAATTTTTTAAATGCTGTTTTTGAATAAAATGTTCCACCTTTTCCGAGAAAAAATGCTGTTGTAGATTTAGGTCCAGCACCAACAAAATGTAATGTTGAAATAAAATGTTTTGGACTTATTAAAATTTTTGCAAATACGCCATTATTCCAATAATTATAATTACTTGCCCTATCAAAATTGCCAGTTGGGCAACCTGGAAAATAACATGTTTGAATGTTTTGATATCCACCTAAAAAATATATCGCGGATGGATAAGAAAGAACTCCATTTACATAGGATATTCCTGAAGAATCTGCATTTGCCCATGTATCAAATCCATATGATGGTGCACCTCTTGGTCTTACGTCTATTCCACTAAAGTCAACACCACCACACAAACCATAAACTGGCTTTTCAATCCATAAATTAGTATTATAGGTGTAACCATAAACTTGAGTATTATTCGCATAATTTTTTGGATCTATAGTAGGACCCGACAAATATTCATATAAATCATGTTCAGAAGAATTGTAATTAACTATATAAGCCATTTAACTTATCCTGCATAAATTGCAAAACCTGTTTCATTATTTGATGTATCAACCCAACTGAAACAAACTCCGTCAAGAAGTGTAGTACTTAAACTTGCTTGAAAATCAATTGGTGGTGATGGTGGTATTGATGTATTTTCTTCTCTAGCATTTTGAGCACCATCAAGACTAGAATCGTGGCTTACATCTACAATTTCTTCAAGTTGTGCCATCTCCATGAATGCCGTGGCTTGCTCAATGGAAATTGCATGTCCATGTTGATTGACATACATATTCAATTCTTGATTGAATGCATACACCAATCCATTATAATTGAACTGTTGAGGCAGCGAACCAACACTCTGCTTGGTTTCCAGCAAAGGCTTTTTGGTATTCTTTGAAAGAGTATTGTAGGAAAAGATTCGATTAATTTCTTGAGCAAGATTATTGGTCTTTGGTTTTGGATTATTCAAAGACTCAACAAAATATTCAAACTTTTGTTTTCTTTTCTTTTCTATAAATTTTTGAGTATAGCGATAGGTTGGAACGCCTTCTGGTCCCCGGTTTGGTCTATTAAAGTTGTCAATAAATGATTGATTTGGGTGTTTCATGAATTGCTTGACCAACCTCTATTCGCTGCTATACTATTTAGACCATGAACAACAAGGAACTTGAAGAGTTGATTTATGAGTATGGTGAGACGATGAAGCACATTGGACGCTGTGAAACCAATGACAAATCTAGCACCAAGGAATACAATAAACTTGTTTCCCAAAAAGAAAAAATTGTGTCAAGGTTTGATTCATATTTCAAGGGAGATATCAAATTAAGAAAAACCCTTGGAGTTTAAATGTTATCCCCAAAAGTAGCATTTATTATCTTTTGTATTTGGTCAGGTGCATAATGCTTCAATTTTTGCATCAATTGTTTTCTCATTTCCCGCTGCCAAGCAGACAATCCAACCTTACTAACATTTGTTCCCATTCCGGGAGTGACAGACTGTTCAACATTATAAAGATTGCCTTCTTTTAATTTTTTCATGTAAATATTTAGACGCGGCTGTAGTATAATGGCCATTACGCTAGCCTTCCAAGCTTGATATGAGAGTTCGATTCTCTCCAGCCGCATTTATGCCAAGAATTCGTAAAACATCAACACAACCAAAGCGTAAGCCTAAGAAGCCTATTAAAATTGTCAAAATTGTCTATCCTGATTATATTGAAAAATTTATTCAGGAAGTGGAATCAAAGACACCCTTCAAGGTCAAAATTGACCAATATGAAGAGGGTGCAGCCTATCACATAGGCGTGAATCAAATTGTTGGAAGAGTTCAAAGATGTGTTTGGATGGTTGGATTTGCCACAGGACCAGAACATTTGCAGCCGTTCTGGACTTCTTTGGCGATGAAAGATGTGACTATAAAATCAACCTAAATATTTGTAACATGTACGACAAATACTCACAAGCATCACAAGTAACTGCTGGCGTAACACAATTAGCAAAACACAAGGGTTTGTTGGTAGTTCCAACAACTGGTACACCCGGATTAACTGCTTGGGCCTTCAATAGTTCAGGTGGAACTTTTAACTTAGGATTAAATTTTGCTGCAGCAACAGCCGCAGGGCCACAAATTTTTCCAATGAATGTTTACGCCGTCACAGACATTTCTGGTGCAAAAGTATATACATTGAACTGATTTATGTCTAGAGAAATCCGGTGTCTGGTTACGAACAGGAGACTAGATCCCGGAGAGTGGTATTGGTATTCATGGGAACTTGAAGCCCCCATATCCGCTCCCGGAATGGCTGAAATAGAAAATCGTCGCCATAATAAGGGCGACGATTTTGCTCAAATAATCTGGGATGAATGGGTTTGGACCCGAGATATCGGGAATCCCGATTCTTAATCTTTCAAGAATCTATTGATCTTATCGTTAACTGATTCCATGGGCATGTGCATACGATGACCCTCTGGAGTAATTACTTCTTCAAATCTTTCAGGGGCTTCCTCTTCGCGTGCTGCCTTTTTTGATGCCTTATAATCTTCAATTCTCTTTTTGACTGCAGCCTTTACGCTCTTCGGCAACATACCCTTTTTTCTAGCTTCCTGTGCGGCTTCTCTTCCTGCTTGAACTGCTCCAGCAAAATCTGCTGCCTTTTGTGCTAGATGCCCGTGGCGTGCTTGATTGTGGGCACGGACTGCTGCCTCTGCTTCTGCAGCACTCTTATACATTGGTTCTGGGTGTTGTGTTGTTACTGGAGTTGCAGGCACATTAAAGGTTGGAAGTTTAGCAGAATCAGGATCAGCAATGTCTGGAATGTGATCAGCATCTTCGTCTTCTCCTGCCTCTGCTGCGACATAATCAGCATCACCGCCAGCAGCCAATTCTCTGGCACTCAATGCTTTTCGTTCACCTCTTGCCAAAATTTCGGCATCAATTTGAGCCTTTGCAGCAAGATCCATACCTGCTTCCATTTTTCCTCTCTTTGCCTCTGTAATCATCTCTACACCTTTGGCTTGAGATTCCATGGCGGCTTGCTTGAGGGAATGAATCCAACTATAATAACCTTTATTGTTCTTCATAAAATTATTTAGATTTGACATTCGTTTACCATGATATATAATATTGTCATGAGTGCAGGAAAAGGTGATTCTTATCGGCCAGTAAATTACAAAATTTACTGTGAAAATTGGGAGAAAATTTTTGGATGTCCAAAGAAGACCAAATCAAAAAACTCCAAGAAAAGATCCAAGAACTCCAAAAATTGAATCGTGAGATAACAGTTTCGGCTGGAAAACTTGCAGCTGAAAACATGGAACTCAAGAAAAAACTTGACAAACCCAAGAAAAAGTGATATACTTTTATCATGCCTAATTCAAAGCAACGCATTACTAATCGTAAGCACAAGAGAAGCCATGAACTTCGTAAGCGTAAGAGGGCTGCTAGCCTTATGAACGCAAAGGTTGGAACACTCCGAGAGCTTGACCGGATTGGCCAACTTCCTAAGTCTGTCAAGCAAGAGAGATTGCCGAATGGCTAATTCTACACAAATGTCCATTGAGGACGTTCGCAAGAAGTTTGATAAGATTGATTGTTTCTTCACCTATTATGATGGTGAGAAGGCCACTTTTGATTTCTATGGCTCTGACATTAATGGCTATGAAGTCAGAATTTCCTTGGGTGGTTGTCCTGCATGGATCAAGAACCTTTCATTTGGTGCAAAGGATGCCCTAAATATCAATGATGCACTGACTCGTCATGTGCGATATCTTTCCGTGACGGACAATCATGGAAAAGTTCTGTATGAGCAATTCTTTGATGTCAACTGAAAGGAAACTATGAATAACTCTGACTATAACGACTTTGATCAATGGCAAAATGGAGATCATGACCCCAATAATCCAAACAATTATCCTCCATTCAACTATTGGAAACTTCCAAACAATTCCAAGTATTCTGAATCATTCCGCAAGATGTGGGAGAGCATGTACAAAGGCGATGGAATGGATGATTTGGCAAACTATTTGAATATAAATGAGTTGCTGAAAGAACAAGCAAGACAACAAAACATCAAGAAGCCGAATCGCAAGAACAACAGAAAGTCTACGGTAGTTAATTTCACCCAAGATGAATACATGAAGTTGATTGAGATTCGTGGATATCTTGCAATTACTGAACAGTACGCACACGTGAAAGCATTAGATAAAGTCTTGAATCAGATTCGAATGATTCCATTTCCTCCAAATCAAAAGGATTAAAAATGAGTGCATATAAGCCCGGTGAAGGTTATGATAAAGGTTTTAGTTGTCGTATGAATGGTGGTGAACTTCCAAATCAAGCAGTCTTTTCAATTGATCCATATTGGAAAGAATACAAGACTGGTTGGGAAGATGCTGACACCAAGATCATCAACGAAGCCAGAGAAAGAAACTCTTGCACAAAGCCAAAGTGCTGCAAGAACAAAAACTTTATTCAGGACTGATCAGTCCATAAAATTTTTGGCAGGATAGTTTATCCAGTGAAGTTCATTTTCTCCGTTCAAAGGATTTAATGACTTCACTGCTATCTTTCCAGACTTGTTTCTTCTTTGAAATCTCTGCAAATAAGTTTTATTCTCGCCATCTGGAACATCTTTCCAAGACTTCGCTGCCTTAAATTGAATAAATTCTTCAGGGCATACTTCAAAGACTTCGCAGTTGTCAAAATATTTTGGCTGTTTTCTTCTCTGAAGAGGCATACCAAGTTTTGGATCAAAGCCTGATATTCCACCTTGATTGATGTTTCCACCTTCAGCAGGAACACCCAGAGCCCCGGCTCCTCCACCTGTTGCCATGTCTTCAAGAAGTTCCAAATAACTTACTTCACCATTTGAATTTTGTGTAATTATTCCTTCCACCAAGCAGTGAAATTGCTCTTGTGTAATTTCAAACTTTTCAACTTCTTCAGAGAACATTTGAAGAGTTGACATATAGTTGCCAAGTCTTGCCCTAGTCATACCATATGGCAATTGATCAAAGATCTTCTTTAATTTTATGACCATATATTCAAATGGGTCGATGCTGCTTTCTGGCTTAAGAACATTTCCTTGTACATCAATTATGCCTGCAGAATAAGCAGTCAAAGCAGTGTATGGGCTGCTTAGGGCATCAGCCAACTTATAGAAATAAAAGGTAGGAACCAGATTTCCGGGATGCATCTAAAATATTTAGTTTTCTGTTTGAGAGAGTTTTCTGTCAACTCTGGGATCTGTGTTCAAATCCGTATATTTTACTTCCGGTGAATTTTTTATGTCAAATTCCAAGAATACTGTGAAAGATTTGAGATATGAATGAAGTCTGGGTTCCAGTTTGAAAAATAAAATTCGGGAACAATTTTGGTCCCCGAATACATTTCGCAAAATTATTAGGTGGTTTATTATTAAACGTTCACGAATTGACTTTAAGGTCTTGTGTTTGTGAATCTTTTGCAATAATCTTTTTATATATTTGACTCTTTTGAGGTCATCAACGAACTCATTCTTTCCAGAACATTCTGGATTAAAATAATATCTCTGACAGAATTCAACAAAGTTTTCTTCTGTCAGAGAGTTTATTTTTTCTTGCATCAATAAGTTAGTGTTGACATCCACAGTCAGAATCCGCCATGTCACTGTTGTACGAAGAAGAAGCGGCTGGAACAATCATCATTCCGACTTTGCGAAGACCGTTAGGCATCTTTTGGACGGATACTACTAGGTTCAATGAGTGGCCAAGTTTTTCCTTGATTCCATCACCTTGCTTGAATCCTGTCTTGTTGATGTCATCGTATGGGTTTTGACCATAGACACCGAGTTGTGGGCTTCCGTATTGGACCAGTTCATATACATTTTCACCATCGTTGACTCGTCCACTGCAAGAGAAGTCAAGACCGAAGTGATTCAACTTTTGCTTTACGATGCCTGTGAGACCATCTGGGTCGATGTAGTCTCTGTTTGAGAATGTGTGAAGAAGGGCATTGATTGCATCAATCGACCGAGGAAGTTTGAGGTTGAATGTTCCCTTGTCCGAAAGAGCTGAAACTTTGCCTGCTCCTTGGGGATCTCCTACATAAAGACCACCACCGAAAGTGTGCTCGGGAGCATTTTCGACCAATGTGTTGATTTTTGAAAGTAATTGTTTAAATTTCATGGCTTCTCTTCTATTTAGATTAATTTTTACTGTTTCTGTTTCGGATCAACCCAAAAAGATCTGGGTTATAAATTTTGTTCTTCATGTTCTGCAACGCGTATTCCGCAATGTCTTCTGTCAATTTTTTCCACTTTCCACCCTTGCTCTTGTAGCACTTTGCAGCCCAAGCATTGGCGTAGGCTGATGGATAGACATCAAATTTTTGTTTTGCCTGAGAAATGCATGATGACCATTTCTTTGGATTCTTTGGCTTATTCTTGCCTTCTTCCAAGACTTCAGACTCCTTCAACATAGCAGATACGGGCTTGGCGCTCCAAGTCTTGCAGGCCCAGTAACGAGCCTTCCAGCGAGGACCGGGATTGTCGCAGTTATGGCGAGCACGGAAGTTCTTTCTTCTATTGGGATCATCCCGCTTGATTTCCATGTTCGGATCACCAAAGTTTACCTTCACTACATTTCCTTTATCATTCTTCACATAAACTTTGTACTTCTTGACATCACCGCGCATGATCTTGTTGAGCTTGACCTTCTTCTTTTCTTCTTCATGAAGTTCAAGCATCTCGTCAAGTTGATTGTATTCTTGGCCTTCTGTTACATCGACAAATCCCATAGTTGTATCGGGAGTGAAAGATTCCTTCAACTCACAACCAAACTCATCGCTGAAAGTAACTTCATATTTTCCATCTTCTGTGATTTCAATCATGTCCACATTCAAAAAGTCACCATTTTCATTTATGACCAGATCAAATGGAAGAAGTTCCCGTGCTTCGATTGGAGAAAATGTCAGAGGAATGACATGGTTTGAATTTTCAACCAAGAAGTAATCAAAGCATTCCTTTACTTCAGTCACTCCGGTCTTCACAAAGATTGGCTTCTTTCCACTCTTGCCTTCACCCTTCTTTCCTCTTCCTGCCTTGTGTTGGGCTGCACGCTTTCTACGCACAAAACTTCCAATCTTTTTCTTTCCAAGTTTCTCTGCCTTTTGGCGGCTGAGACAGGCAGCATAGGCTTCGCCTTCCTTGGCATCACCACACTTGCCAACTCGTTCTCCCTTTGTGTTGTAACGATCCCAACCCGGACCCCCGCCAGCGGATTCCCGATTGAACCATTTACCGAGGCCAGAATCAGAGTAAACTTTTTCAGTTATTAACTTTATTTTCTTGGAGATCATTCCCAACTACCTTTTTTCTGTGTTTCACCTTTTTTGTGTCCATTGTCAGAACGATTAGAAGATTTATCACGGACCCGTAGATTATTTATGCCTTTTGAACCACCCCTGCGAAGAGGCTTCTTGTGGTCTATGTCCTTGCCATCTCCACGCTTGGCTCTGCCCTTTCTGATCATCAGTTCTCGGGCAGCAGTTCTGGCTGCTCTTTCTTTTCTTTGCTTTGGCTTGCCGTGGTAATTCTTGTATTCTTTCTTGTAGTCTCTTTCGGCTTCCTCAAGTTGAAGAATGAATGCTTCAAGGATTGATGGATCATCTTGAATTTTTTCCATGATTGCCTTGTAGATTTCTTTGAGAGGAACCACATCTTCATATGACTCAAGAAGCATGGCAGGATTGTCCTCAAACAAAGCCTGCTCTGAATCTGTTATCAACTCAATGTTTCTGAATGCTTTGAGCACAAAATTGTTGGTCAAGGCTTCGATCAAGCAATCATTGACCAACAAGGCAGACTCCTGCATCATTTGGTTTGCAATTCTGTCATTTGTGATGACAGGAATCTTTATTGTCTTTTTGCCAATCGTTACATAGTTGTATTCAACTGAATTCAAGTCCTTCGGTGAGAAACCTGGAAGAAGACTTGCATTCATCAGGAAGTCATTGTTGTCCACGATGTCCCTGACAATGAACTCAATTGGATTGATCGTCTTTGCATCAATCAAGATGTCTTTCAAGGATTTCTTTTCTCCCTTGGCCTCAACAATGGTTCTGTATTTCTTCATTGTCTCGGCGGATCTTGAACGAAGCGAACCAATGTTTGCAGAATTTATTACATCCTTTGCTTTCTTGATGTCAATATCTGCCTGTTGTGAAATCGTGTTGAAGTAATCATCGGTCAGCGGAAAGACACCGTTGATGGTCACTAAATGATTTGGGGCTACCTCTGGTGGAACCAGACCATCGCCTCTTAGATTTGCTTTGAGAATGGTGGAAACAACGGCAGCACGAAGCGGCGACTTGCTGCTTGACTTGCTTCCACTGAACATTCCCTTTGTTCTTTCAAGCCATGTATTTTTGTAATTTTGCAGAGAGGCCAAAGGATTTAGATTTCCTTCCGCGTCCAAAATTGGTCCAATATCTTGGCCTTGGGAGTTTTTCAACTTGATCTTCTGCAGTTCAGAAACCAAAGATTCATCGGCCATGATTGTTCCCAACAATTCATCTGGAATCAATGATGTGGCAAAACCCGCAGTTTCCTGTGATGCACTCTGCATCATTTCTGCAAGTTTGGGGTCTGCTTGCATCATTTGAGGGTTGCTCAAAGTCTGCATCAAAGCAGAAGCAATGAGTCCCTTGAAAGACTTGTTTCCCTGATCAAACTGAGTTGTCGAAAGAGCCATTTCACCACCAGCAGAAACCTTGAACTTGTAGTTTCCACATTGCATGTCAACAGCACCTTCTGAGTTGACCGGAGTTCCACCAGTCTCAATTGTTGAGACTAGATTTTGAATGCACTCGTCCCCAATCTGTGAAAGAATCTTTCTTGCAGTATTGAAAGCGTTCCGGGTGAATTCGGTGGCAGTTGGTGCAAGTGCATTGTATGTTTGCATCTCCTGCTCAGATGCACCAGCCTTGATCTTTGCCAAAAACATCAATGCATTCAATACTTGTTGATTGTATGGAAGATTTGATACAGGACTGATTGCAAACTTGACTGTCAATGCTTCGTAACTGAGGTTGTCGAAATCGGTGTTTGGTGGTGGTCTTCTTGTGGCCTTGAAGTATTCTTGACGAACATCCAATGGCATCTGAGCAAGTTGGTTTCCATCCATTTGAGACATGGCCTTGAAAATATCTTCCTTGGACAGGCGTTTTGCTTTTGGCTTGCTTTCTTTCTTTTCTTCCCGAGACTCTTCTTTTTTGGTTTCTCCACCCTCTTTGCGTTCTGTTTTCTTTTCTTCTTTTTTATCTGAAGGCTTCTTGCCTTTCACATCACCAAAAAGAAGTTTGGAGGCTCGGGTTTGTTCAAATTTTGGATCATTGGAAATTTGCTGTGCTTCTTCCATGGAAAGCACATCTTTTCCTACTTTTTCATGTGTGTCTGGATTGAAAGAATCCTTGAAGATGAGTTGCAATCTTCCATCACGGGTTTTGACTGCAATGATTTCCTTGACTAATTCCTGCTTTGGCTTTCTTTCACGGGGAATCTGGCGGGCACGCTCTGCACGCTTTCTAGCAGCATCCTTTGCCTTTAGATCCCCTGAACCTGCTTTTCTAGACTCTTTCCGGAGACTTTCACCGATTTTTGCAGTTGCTTCTTCTAAATGTTGTAAAAAGTATGGGAATTTCATCTTAAATTATTTAGCCTTCTGTAGATTCGCCGGGAACCTCAAAAGGATTGTATAATTTCAGATGTTTATAGGTCTTCGCCTTCCCTATGACCAATTTTCTTAAATTGGCATAATCTAGATTATTCTCTTTGGCAAATTGAGAAATATTTGAAACTTGAATATGTTGATTGGTTCTTATGTCCACAAAAGTTGCAGACATGGTTATTTGAATCTTTTTCTTCTTTGGTTTCTTTATCTTTTTCTTCGCACCTTCTTGTTTCTGAACGGGGCGAATTTCTACGGCAGTCCAGCCTTTATAAGTCTTTCTTTTGCCATTCATCAATTCACAAATTTTGACACAAGAAAGTCCATGTTTTTCTCCAAACTCGGTCATGCTGGTGAAGAAGACTTTTTCCCCGGTATCTACTCTTTTGAGCCAATATCCATTCTGTTGTTCGATTGGACTCTTCCAAATCCAATATCTTCCTTCTTGAAGAAAGAACCCTCCGTGCTGTTGAACAAACAAGGCTCGCAATTTTGCGGCCTTGGAGTTATCATTCATCTGCATCCAAAGTTTTGTTCCCTTGGTGTTTACTTGATCTTCAATTGTCTTCTGCTCTTGGAACATCATTAGCCTCCTTATATCGCTTTATTAAATTAGACAAGTGCCTAACATATTTAAGGGGCTGGCCAGTGAAGACTTGGCGAAGACCGTCTTCACATGCAATTAAAATTGCAAAATTATCTATTCTTATTCCAGTTCTTTCTTGGAACATCAGTGCATAAGCAGTTGCCTGTGCAAAGTAGTTGTCGATATCTGATTCTCGCTTTTCCTTTGTGCTGGCTTTAAAATCTATAATAGAAAGTTTTCCATCGTATTCCGCAATGCAGTCTACTCTGCCAGCCAGTCCTATTGTCTTTGAAAACAAAGGAGTTTCCAAGGCAATGATATTGTCAATTTTGTCTATTTCTGGTCTAATCAATGAAAACAAGGATTTCTGCATAGAATGCATGTTGTCGAAGTCCAATGTTTCATTGTTCAAATAATTTTCAAGCAACTTGTGAAACTTTGTTCCCCGTGAAGTAACTCTCTTGCTTTCTTCCGGATTCTTGGCTCTCCATTCACTGAAGAACTTTTGTTTTTCCCAACCAACAACCGTAGTCACGCTTGGAAATATTCCAGCGGGAGTTTGATAGAATCTTGATCCGTTGTGAGTTACTTCTTCAAGTTTCCAAGAAATATCGATAGGTTTATGTGTAAATGTTTTTATATTCACTAGATACAACTTTATGTAATTATAACAC